AACCAATTGGACTGGACAAAAATTACCTGATGGCGAATTTGACAGACCACCTCTTAGAAATGTTAGGAGTAACATAATTAAATCGAAATTACATGGTAAATTACCAGGTGAATATGCTAATGTTAAAACCTTACCGTGTAAATTACGCGATTTTATTTATGGTCCTGAGACGGTTCCTAAGCAGTTTTATGAGGAAGGGAAGGATGGTCTAATTATATCACCTTCAGAGCAGGCTCTTAATAATTATGTAGTACCACCTACTCCAATCAGCGAGAGAGATTTAGCTATGTCTGAAGCCTCTTATATGGAATTGATTGTTCGTGCTACTCGCATGAGTGTTGGAGAGCGTAAAGTAATTCCCTTGGAAGAAGCTATCGGCTCGTTTGGTGAGAATGTTAAGACGATCGCTCCTAGTACAAGTCCAGGTTTTCCGATGAATGTTAGCGGAGTTGAGAATCTCAAGAAATTGTATTTTGATGCGAGATCTCATGGTAATGAGGAAGATGCGTCAATGTATTTTTCTAAGATAAAGGTGCAAGTCCAAGAAATTCTCGATAAAATTCAGAATCGAGAGCGCCCTTTTTGGGCTTACACTGATTGTCTCAAAGATGAAGTTAGAAACTATGAGAAAGTGCTTGAGGGTAAGACGAGGTTATTTTCTGCTTGTCCTTTTACTCTACTTCTTGTTACTCGTATGTATTACGGGGCTTTTATGGATAACTTTTTCGGAGCTAATATAGAAGTTGGTTCCGCTATAGGTGTGAATTGTTACTCTGAAGATTGGGATATGCTGGCTAGGAATTTATTAAAGTTTTCAGACTCGTCTGATGAACTTTGTATTGGAGCTGGTGATTATTCCAAATTCGATTGTCGAGAACAACCACAAGTTTTAGAATCAGTACTGGGCATTATCAATGCTTGGTACGGTCCTACACATGCTAATGATAATGTTATCAGACAACTTTTGTGGTCTGAGATTACCAATTCTAAACATGTGTATGGTAAGTTCTTCTATGAGTGGTTTTCCTCATTACCGAGTGGCAATGGTATGACGGCTATGATAAATACCATTTATAATCAGTTGAATTACAGATTGAGTTGGGCGCGAGCTGGACTCGATATCTGTGATTTCAATGATAATGTTTATGTCATAGCGTTAGGTGATGATAGCGCCTATACTGTTCATAGGAAGTTCAGAGATAAGTTCAATGAACTGCAACTCTCTGATTACATGACAGAAATAGGTATGGTCTATACGACAGAATCTAAAGGAGTTGCTACTGCTGAATGGCGAAGAATTACTGAGATTGATTTCTTGAAACGTTCTTTCGTCTTCCACAAAGGCAATGGTGTTAATAGATGGATTGCACCAATCCAAATAGATTCTATTGTGAATATGTTGAATTGGACCAAGAGGGACTGTGATGTCTTTTCTTCTCCAGACACAATTACTGCCAATAACGTTAATAACGCTTTGCGTGAATTAGCTTTGCATGGTAGGGATGTGTTTGAGAGTTGGTCCTCTATTCTTATTGAGCTGGCTAACACTGAATTACAGGCTAAGCCTGATGTGATGTATGTGGATGATTATAGGATAAACCTAGAGCGCGTACTATCACTTGACAGTGTTTTCTAAATGAAACAACGACCAAACAAGTCGTTAAAAGGTTCGCGTCTGGTATGAGCGTTGTTACTTACGAGATCATACTAAAATGGTGGAGACACCAACCATATAC